GGCGCAAGCGGAGGGTATGTAATGGTTCCAGATGAAATTTATCATCGCGTGTTTGTGCAGAATCAGGACGGTGCCGATATACTGGCCGACCTGTGCCACAGGTTCTATGATGCTGATCCATATGTTCAAGGTGATACGCACGAGACAGCCAGACGGCTTGGATGCCGTCATGTTATTTCACAGCTGTTAAGAAAAGCCGCAATAGTCCAAACGGAGGTTTAACCACATATGGAAGATGAACAGGTTTTGGAACAGGAAACCGTGCAGGAATCAGCACCGGCGGCAGGTAACATACTGGCCCCGGGTGAGAATGACTTTCTAAAGGATCCCGCCTTTGATCGGTTCCGCAAAGACGGTGGCGATATTGATACAGCCAAACTTGCCAAGTCATACAGGGAACTGGAAAAGAAACTCGGCCAGCGCAGTGACCCGGAAATGGAAACGCCGGATACCGAAGAAGGCTATGAAATCAGCAACAAGCTGCCAGAGGGCATGGATCCTAATGCCGCCGGTCTCAAGCAGCTGGTGTCTGAATTGCACAAGCGCAAGGCAAACAAGGCCGTGGTCAAGTACATAACTGAAGCGTATACGGACATGATCGCTCAAGGCGTCCAGCTACAGGGGCAGCAGAAACAGGCGCAGCTACAGGAGACGGAAGCCAAGTTGCGGGAGCTATGGGGTGTTGACTTCGAGCGGGAAGCCGCACGCGCTCAATTGGCGTTCAAATCCGTGGCCGATGACGAAGACATGCAGAACACAGCAGAACTGGCAGCCAGCCCGGTGGTAATGAAGCTGCTCGCCAAGTTCGGCCGCAAGCTGGAAGAGGATAGCCCGGCACAATCTGGCACCGGTCTGCCACAGGAAGACGTTAAATCCATGATGAAATCAGAGGCTTACTGGAACGCCAAGCATCCTGATCACGATAAGGTCAAGAACATGGTCAGCAGGCACTTCCAGAGCGCATACAGGAAATAATTGGAGACGCCCCGCATGGGATTCTTAATGGATTTAATCATTCCCAAAGGTGGGCAGCCGAGACCCTTTGTAACCCGTTACCGCAATGCTCGCAAAGCGATTACACAAATAAAAAGCGGAGAATGGACACCAGAATGGAACTCGCTGGTGGGGGCACATTTGGCGGCCAATAGAGGCGATCTAGTGTTGTGGCTCGGCAATGGCCCATTTTTTTGCGATATTATGCGGTGCGGGTGCTGTGGTAAATATTTCGGGCGATTTTGGCGGCATTGGGTATGGTGGGCCGCAGCACGTCGATTAAAGAAGTCAGCCGACTATATGCGAACACCGGAACTTTAAAACATAACGACCCCGGCGTATAGGGCAAACGGCGAACAGTTGGCACCTGCAAGCCGTCCTTGTTAGTTCGGGACAATCGTCAAGGCCAGTGGTGGCGTACACAATAACACTATCAATATGAACGTCGTGAGACAGTTCAGGAGGTCTTAACATGAGTTTTCAAGTCACAGAAGCATTTGTAGAACAGTACAGCGCAAACTTCATGACGCTGGCGCAGCAGAAAGAATCCCGCTTGGAGATGTGCGTTAATGTCGAATCCGGCATTGTCGGCGCATCCAAGGCCATTGAGCGCATCGGCGCAGCAGACGCTTACCAGCTGACCAGCCGCCATGCAGACACCACCTATGTGGACACCCCGCATAGCCGTAGATGGCTTGACCTTTACGATTATGCATGGTCTGACCTGGTTGACGAAATGGACAAGATCAAGATGTTGATCGACCCGACCAGCCCGTACTTGCAGGCTGGCGTCATGGCTCTCAACCGCAAGAAAGACGATGTTATCATCGCGGCAATGGGCGCAGCAGCGCGTACTGGTTCCGGCACAACCGTTTTCAAATCCGGCAATAAGATCGCAAACGGCGGCAATGGCATGACCGTTGCCAAACTGATTGCTACCAAGCAGCTGCTTGACGAAGCCGAAGTGGGCGAGGACGAACCGCGATTTATTGTAACCACCTCGGAGCAGATCAGTAACCTGCTGTCTATCTCTTCCGGCCTGATGCCTTCCAGCGCAGATTACAACACCGTGCGCGCTCTGGTGGCTGGCGAGATTGACACATACCTGGGCTTTAAGTTCATCAGGTCTGAACGTCTTCCCAAGGCATCCACCGTCCGGTCCTGCTACGCCTTCACCAGAAACGCCATGACGCTGGGTATTGGCAAGGATATCACAACCAGCATCGACGTGCTGCCGACCAAAAACCAGAGTGTTCAGGTTTACGCCCGTATGTCCCTTGGCGCGGTCAGGATGGAAGAAGAACGCATTGTGCAGATCGACTGCGTAGAAACAGCATAATATCAATCACCTATAACAGCAGGGGGTGATAAGCCCCCTGCAATGGAGGAATTAACATGGCCGTTACAACCGAGAAGTCAACCCAGGTATCCAACGCAACCGCAACACCGCCTGTCAAAGACCCCGCATACAATGCCGGTGGTGACGTTAAGGTGTTGTACTTTACATTTACCCAAGGTTCCGCAGCCGGTGACGTTAACTCCACCGCCGACCTGCTGAACATGCCTCCGGGCAAGTATCGCATTCTGCTGGATCAGAGCAACGTAACTACATCGGCCTTCGGCGCATCCCGTACCTTGGACGTGGGCTATTCCGCTTACACCAATTATGACGGCACAGCAGTAGCCGCCGATGAAGATGCCTTTGTGGCAGCCGCCAGCGTATCGTCCGCAACCACAACCGCACTGTCCCAGGGACTGGCCGCCGGTGCTGATCGTACCTATCTGGTTGACAGCAAAGAAGGATTCATCCTTCGTGCCAAGTGCGAAGGCGACACACTGCCAGCAAAAGCAACCATCAAGGGTTATGTCCTGATCGCAGCAGCATAATCAAGGCGGGGGGGCGCAAGCCTCCCCGTATCATTATCAAGAGGTGTTTAAATGGCAACACCGGTTTCCATTTGTTCCAACGCATTAATGAGATTAGGATCGCGTGCCATTTCATCTTTTACTGACGGCAGCGATACCGCCACACTATGCGCCAACCTTTATGAAGACACTGTTAAGTCTCTGCTTCGAGCGCACCTCTGGAACTTTGCCGTCAAACGCGCACAGTTGCCCGCAGAGGTCGCAACACCATTATATGAATACTCTTACCAGCACCAAATCCCTTCGGATTGTTTAAGGCTGTTAGAGGTCGATCTGGATACAGACGACTATCAACTTGAAAACAACAGGGTGTTATGCGACACGACACCGGTTAATATATTGTATGTTGCTTATGTTACGGACACGGCGCAATACGACTCGCTGTTCGTGGAACTGCTGACACAGAAGATGGTCGCAGAACTGGCCTATGCTGTCACGCGTTCCGATAGCAAGGCAACAAGCGAAATGCAAAAATTTGCAGCAATGTTGAAGCAGGCCCGCAGCATCGACGCGCAGGAATGCCCGAACAGGCAAATGACTGATTTCCCTCTGTTATCCGTAAGGTCGGGTGGTAGATCTTGGCTAAGATAAACATACTCAAAAATAATTTCAGCCTTGGTGAAATCACGCCCCGACTATGGGGACGCAGCGACACCCCCACGTTTCAGAACGGTGCGGCCACAATAGAAAACTATTATGCCATCCTCGGCGGTGGATTGAAGTCACGCCCCGGCACAGCATTTTGCGCCGAGGTGAAAGACAGCACCAAGTCATGCCGCGTGATTCCGTTTGTATATTCCGTACTGACCAGCTATGTCATTGAGGTCGGTGACGGCTATATGCGTTTCTACAAGGATAACGCGAGGATAGACAACACCTACGCTGCATGGCTGACCGGCACCGCATACAAGATTGGTGATCTCGTCACAGACAGCGGCAAATATTACAGATGCCTGGTTGCGCACACATCCAGCACATTCGCCACGGACTTGGCGGCAGTTAAATGGGTATTAACCGCAGGCGCAACAGACACGGCCTATGAGATCCCCACAACGTATCTGGAAGCCGAGTTATTCGATATCGACTATTGTCAAGAGAACAATGTTATCTATCTGGTGCATCCGCTGCATCCACCGGCAACACTGACCTGTACGGGTGACACGGCATGGGCGCTGGCGAATATATCCTTTACAGGTGCCCCGGCGGACTGGACAACGAACAACTATCCCAAGAGCGTAACGCTGTATCAGCAGCGTCTTGTATTCGGCGGCACCGACACATCACCGCAGAAGATATGG